TCGAGATTTGTTTCTGAATCCAAGAAGGTTGTTCGTCATCGATCACGCATGGAGTACTACAATGAGAAAAAGGCCCTACAAAAGATCCACTAGGAGCGCTTGGTTACTGTTCAGGGGTATGATTCTGAGCCACGATTCCACCCCCCTGGAGTGCGCATCAGTAACTTAGCTAGCACTAGTGGAAAGGAGAAAAAACGCCATGTCATCATTGACAATGGTGTCCCCGGTGTGGGTTTGTGTTATACCCATAATAATTCTGCTGATAATCTCGTTCGTGGGTTGGGCGAGCGGCTCATGATGGTCCCCGATGGGGATTCATTTTCCAAGCCGCCGTCTCCCATCGAGGGTGCTTTTCAATGTCTTGAAGAGTACAGAAGGAAGGTAGTAGCCAAGTGCCCGAAGCAAAGTGGACCATTAGAGCCGGATGAATTCGTCCTACTTTATGATGGCCCGAAACGCAAGAGGTACGAGGCTGCTGCAAGAAACCTTGCCGATAGGCAACTCGAAGAACGAGATTGGGAGGTGAGCGTGTTCATCAAGGATGAGCTTGTTTGTTCTTGGAACAAGACGGACCCTGCCCCCCGTCTCATCTCCCCACGGTCACCAGAGTACTGTTTAGAATTAGGTTGCTTTATTAAGCCTATTGAGGCTTTATTGTACAAAGCGGTTGCCAGAGTGTGGGGTGAGACCACAATTGCCAAAGGTCTCAATTTCAACCAGCGGGGCGAGTTGATCAAGGAGAAGTGGGATTCTTTTTCCCATCCCGTAGCTATCGGGTTGGATGCTTCCCGCTTTGACCAACATGTCTCTGTCGCTGCCTTGCAGTATGAACATGGATTCTACACTGCCTTGTATCCTGGCAATGGGAAACTCCCTTTCTTACTGTCAAAGCAGCTCATTAATAAAGGGAGAGCATATGTGGATGACTCCAAGATTGAATACGCTGTTCATGGTTCCAGGATGTCTGGAGACATGAATACTGCACTTGGGAATTGTCTGATTATGACCTCTCTGGTATGGGGCTACCTAGCA